GTAGTCATTTTTTTTCTGAAAAAATCAGAATTGACAAAATCTAAAGGACTATCTGCCATCAAATGTTTTTCTTATAAATAGAACGAATTGAATTTTTAAAGACGACTTTGCTTACCTAATCTTTTTGCTGTTTTTTCTACTGCGGTAAATGTCGCTTCTTCTATTTTGAGAATTCCGCTACTCAATGCTTCTTCAATACTTGAAAAATCAACGTTTGCTGGTTTGTTGAAATAAACGTCTATTCTTTTTGGTAGTGTTGGTATATTACTTACATCGATTGGAGTCTGTTGTTGGTTTGATTGGTTTTGGTTGTTCATTTGCTGAACTCTTTGTGAGGTTCCGTATATCCATTCAGGGTTGATTTGATTCGATGGTGCATTTATTGGTGTTCTTGTTCCACCGATGGGTGTTGCTCCCGCTGTTCCTGCCTCTGTCATACTTGCGGACCTACCAAAAGCAACATCAAAAGCTGGCGTCAATATATTGTTTAATGTCTTACCAACTTCACTTCCGACAACATCCCCACTCTTACCAATCCCGTCTTGAAAAGCTTTCATGGCCAACCTCATATCTCTCTGTATCATGTCGGTTATTTCTTTGTCTAGCCTTTTTACCTTTTCTGTATCTCCTGCGGTTTTTGCTCGAGCCCTTTCAGCTTGTTTTTCTCTCAAATCTTTTTCAAAGTCGGGAGCCATTGCTCTTCCAGCACTTTCTTTACCTGCCTCTCGGATTCCTTTAGTAAAATCTAAAGAATTTTGTAATGATTTGTCACTGAAAAAAAGAGTCTTAGATAATTTAGCATTTATTTCTTTTGCATTAGCTAAGATTGATTTATCAATTTCTAAAGTACTTTTTTGAATTTCCTCAACAGTTTTGGGTCCTTTTTTTTGTTCTTCAACAAGTTGTTTTAATTGTTGTGAGTTTAATTGGCTAATTTCTTTATATTCTCCACCAACACTTATTTCATATGAACCTGGCGTATCACCCATTCTGGCCATATTAGCCAATAATTTTTTATCATCTTCAGTTACCTCAGGAAATAAATCAGCTTTACTGACTGCGGATAATCTCTCATCAAAGTCTGCAGCTGAAAGTGCTGCCTTTCTCAACTCATCTGCACTAACACCTGTTTGTTTTCCTATTTCTTTTAGGGTGAGAATACCTTGTGGATTGATTTTGTATGATTTAGTTTTTTCGTCAAAATATGTGAATTGTTTTCCTATATTGATTAAACTATCTTGTAATCCCGATGGGTCGTTGATAGATTGGTTCATCAATTGGAAAGGGTCTACAAGATTTCCAGCTGATACTCCTAATCTTTGGAAAGCTGACGCAACTTCGACCGCTCTTTCTGGGTCTAACACGTCGTCCGCTAACTTGAATGTTTCATTCATATCGAATCTCAACATCGACGCCTGAGCGGCCATTCTTGAAAGCCCTTGTACTCCGTTTTCAAAATTGAACCTTTGTAACTTTTCTGTATTGTCCAAAACTGATGACATTACAGTTCTAGCATTAACCCCCAAGGAATTTGCCGTATTTATTGTACCTGCAACATTCTCACCTATTTTTTTGTAACTCATTCCAACTTTACCAAACGAATCCACAATATCAACAACATTTTTTCCTGTCAGTTTTCCAACCGAGTACAACTCCTCAACATCTTTTCTAGTCGCAATCACATTTCTTCTTGACCCTGAAGCAATTTCAGCTAATGTTGTTTGTGCGTCTTTTAAATCACCACCTAATGCTGCGATTCCTGGCATTGCGTCCGTAATCGCTTTTCCCATTTCGGTTAGTCTTGTTCTTGTACCCAATAGGGCTGCGTTAAGACCATCTATACTTTTTTGTACAGATAAAATTTCGTTGATAGAGTTTTTTGCAAAATTTGCTAATGAGAACTTTGTGATTTCTTTATTCAGTTCCCTTAACATTGTATCCAACGTTCCTAAGTCGGTTGTTCCACCTGCGGGTGGTTGTGTTGGGTCAGTACTGCCTGCCATTCTCTCTCTTTGTTAAATAAATAGAGTATTATTTATTTTTCATTGGATTTCAGCTCTATCCATTTATCCAATAGATATTTTCTGATGAATATAGGCATAATGAGAAAATCTTGATAAGAGATGTTCAATATTGTGTTGAGATAATAAAATTCGTCCAATTGTCCTTTCCTATAATCAGAAGAAAGGGCGAAAAAACTCAACCCCAAATCCTACATTAACTCGTAGTCTTTCTCCTGATGGGGCTTGTATTTCTTTAGTCATATCCAATCTTGGTTCGTTTGCGTTCATAAAATTTCTTATATATTTTGAATCCATAATTGGCATTTGTTCTATAAATTGGGAAATTTCAAGTTTGTCTGCATTCCCGTCTATCTCGACAATTTGTTTTTGTAGTCTCCATGTAACTCTCGGTGCGGTTCTTCCCTTAGGATAATTGTCAACCATTCTGGCGATTTCATTTATTTCACCGTATGTTAATGGTTTTAATTTAACTTTTGAACCTGTTTTCGGAAGGACGGTAGTAAATGTTCCATCTTCGTCAGGTTCTTGTCCTGATGATATTGAGAGTGTGTCTAAAATTACTTTTGTTGTGAATGGTTTCTGTGTAGAAGGGTCAGTTACCGTGACCTCCATCTCAGGCCCAAATGAAGTATTTCTCAAAAAGATTAATATGGCCTCAACGTCCCCTTCTATTAAATCTTCAACTTTAACATCGGGTTCATAAATTTTGTTTCTTAAAAGAGTTAAAGTAATATCATCAGAACTACCCAACAAAATATTTTCATCATTTGCGGTTAGGTATCCTACCTTGATTGCCTTTTTTTTATTTTTATAAAAAATTCCCTTAGATGGTAACTGTACCACGTCATGTGGTAAGGTTAAGTTTGCTTGTGCGTATTCTCTTGTTTGTTCGTCCATAATAAAAAAATAACCGTAAAGTTTATGTCTTTACGGTTAAATATAAAAAGTATTGATTTTTTATAAAGAGTATTAGTAAACTAACACACAACGGTCGGGTCTCATTGTTGCCGAAATATCCGCCAAACCGTCAGTTCCATATCCGAGTGTTCCGAAGTTCACTTGAGTCAAGAAAACACCGTACAAAATCCATTTTTCAACTACCACTCCTGTTGGGTCCAACATTTCCAAATCCACGTCTCTCTTGTAACCCGCAGCATAACCCATACGACCTGTTACTGACTCCGCATGGAGACGAACCCACTCCATAAGAGCTTGAGCAGCTGAAGGACCTATTGGGTCTCTGAATTTTACAGGAATTGTACCCCATGTAAATCTTCCTGCCACATATGTGGATGTATTAAGAAATTGAATTTCTGTTGGGGAGATGTCAATTGTTGGTCTAGCAGTTGATTCTACAAACCATTCATTAATACCCAAAGAAGATGGAAATCTCAGAATGAATCGATTCTGTCGTTTCGGTTCATAGGGTATCGGCATTTTCATTAGTAAATCAGCCATATTATTAAAATTTTGTTTTCAGTGTTTATATGATATAAATATAGTGTTGTGTAAAAATTTTCGACTTTACTTTTTTTACTCTAACCATATTCTCTATTTATATTCTTTCTTAATTCCTCCAGCAGTAGAATAAGTTTTTACTATGTTATCTGGTTTGTTTTCAAAATGTTTTTTCATAGATTCTACGTTTCTTATATCATCATCTGAAAACCCTATTTGAGGCTTAATAGGAGAAAATTTATTTCCCATGTCTTTTTTGAGATATGCTTTCTTGTTCAAAACCGCAGCCATTGCTTTAATATATTCCACAAATTCATCCATAGCCATGATTTTAGCCTCTTCGGGATTTACGGCATTTTTTTCGTCCCCGAAGGTTACAGGATTATATTTGTTCAGAGATAAGTAAGACTTTATAAGGTCTTCATCACTCATGTCTTCTTCATCTACGAAACTTCTATATTTTTTTAAATTTTTAATAAGACTGTCTTTGTCTATTCCGTTAAAACCCGAAATGATATAATTATAAATCGCTTCTTTAATTGTGTTAGGATTATGTCCCCTTGCAGTAATGATAGCAAAAATTGAACCGTTTTCTATTGCCTCTTTGAAATCATTGAAAGCGGGACCAACCTTAGCTTTCATACTGTCAATCAAAAATTGTTTGTCTCCTTCCGTTTTGAAAAATCTAAATGGTTTGTCAGCAAAACCAACAATAGTCTGACCTTTATAATCGAAAGGTTCTTTTCCTACTTGAGTTCTGTATTCAGCAAAATCCTCGGTACTCATTCCAACATCATTACCCGAATCACTTCGCAACATAATTTTTGTCGGCATATGAACGATGTTGTCATCCCAATCGAATGCATAATATTTCATTGTGGGACTTGTATCACCTTTAAAACCTTCTAATATTTTTATTTTTTTCACCGATTCTTTTTTGTAATAAATAGTATTATAAATAAAAAACCCCCTATTAGAGGGGGTTTAGTTTTTCTTTATATATTTTAGATATTTTCAAACGAAGCACCTGTTGGTGTGATGAAGAATTCGATATCGATAAATTCCAAAGCCTTTGTTGGTTTCAGATAAATTTTACCTGTTAAGGTATTTCTATCCAAATCTTCAGGGGATGAAGAAACAGTTACTCTGAAATCATAAAGACCTCTATCTCTTCTGATTGAGTCCAAAATTGGATTCACACTGTCTAAGAACTGTTGTCTTACTATTTGGTCGTTTTGTTCAAACAACAATCTTACCGCAACAGCTGAAATCAACTTACGAGCTTGAAGTAATAATCTTCTAACGTTCAATCTGTTAAGAGCGGTATCTGCAACTTGTAAAGTTTTATTGCCCCAAATTACAGTACCAACATCAGAGAATGTAGCGATTGGGTTGATTCTTCCCTGATAAAGGGTGTCTCTATCTTCTTGAGTAAGTTTTACCCTTGCTTTAATAGAATTTACTAAACCTCTCGTGTAACCAGCCGATGCGAACCAAGGGAAAGCGATATTATCTGTTAGTGCTAAGTTTCTACAAACTTCACCCGTAGGTGGTAAATAAATTTGTGTGTTATTTACGGTATCTCTAACTAAAATCCATGGATAATATGTTGCCGTATAGTTCGAATCGATACCCGTTATATCCAAATTATCAACAGCTTCCTGAGGATAAATAATTAACTGGGAATCAGTTGAATCTGGAACATACATGTTGTAGTCTGGTGTTGTTGCGATATACACAGAGTCAGCTCTTGAGAACTGAACCATGTCAATTGCAGCTTCTACTAAGTTTGAGTTATTAACATAATCAATTGAAGAGGTTGCAAATACATTGATATTTGTGGATTCAGGATTTGCATAAGTTAATATACCCAATAGATATGCGTAGTAGTCAGTATTAGCAAAATCTGCTCTATTGTTCTGAACAGTAATCCTTTTAAATAAACCCTGACCAGTAGCACTTGGATATCTACCATCAGCCTGAAAACCAGCTAGAAATCCAGGAGCTCCGAGTTGGAAGTCATCTTTATTTGTTCTAAACTCTCTGTAAATATCCCAGCCATCAAAACCACCAGCAAAACATACCGTGTATTTTCTCGCGTAAATGAAATAGTAAGGGTTTTCTTGTGTTGCGGGGTCATTTCTAAAATCAGCTACACCACATTCAAAAGCTGGTGTTCCACTTGTAACAAAGTTATTACTAATTGATACAACGGTAGCACCTGAGTCCATGTGGAAACCTTTACTTAAGACATTCCATTGGAATGAGTCTGTTGCAGTTGCCCAATTTGTTTGTGGATTTTGTTTTCCCTTGTATGACAAGAAAGAATCATCAATTCCATAAAAGGTAGAAAATCCTAAATAAGTTCTTCTAACAACATCCCCTGAAGTTACCGTAAGGTTATCACCACCAGAAGGAGCCCCAAATGGAGGGTTATATATCACTTCACCAGGGAAATTATATTTTGTTTTATAAATTATATAAGGTGAAGGATTTACAGGACTATCATATTCTCTCTGTACATAACCATAGAAACCACAAGGGACAGCGTCGATTGGAGCACCATCAGCCATCTCCACCATTATATACTTTGAAACTAAAGCATATTCCCCGTCTTGAGTACCAATTTTGACTCCAATGAAACTATTAGTTGCCGGGTCTAAAGTACAGTTGGTAAATTTTTCTAAAACCACTGGATTTGCATCTGTATCATAGAAACTTCTAACTAACACATCAAAAGTCATATTATTAAATGAAATATTAGCAATCGAAACTTTTACTTCTGTATTTGCAGCATCTCCATCTGAAATAGAAATGAATCTGAACAAATCATAAACTCTATTTCCTCTTAATTCTGAAACCAAATAAGGTGTCTTAGGAGATTGATATTGTTCTAACTTCCAAGCAATAGAATTTGAAGCCGCATTACCCGCAATAGGACGAGCTTGAGGTAAACCAATCAAAGTACAATTTAAACCTCTAATATAACTTTGATTATAAGCATAATTCAAAGAGCTTGGGTAAATTTCCTCAACGAAAAGAGGAACCTCAGTTCTTGATTTTCCAAAATTATCAAAACCTAAAACCTTAGCAATATATTTTGATGATGAAGCTAATAAAGAAGTTTCAAAACTGAAAGTAGTTGCGTCTTTTGTAACTCCCGAAATCAAGAAGGTACCAAAAGGATTTTTTGTCACACCTGAGTATTGACCTGTACATACTAATTGTACATCTGTGAGTCCTGTCACTTCATATATTGGTCCATGGTTTTGACTCGCTGAGCTATTGGTATATAATGATATACCTCTTGAACGTAGAGTTGCAACTACCATATTATTATATTCTGGATATGCGGTGCCTGAGTAGGTGTAAATGTTTCCTGATATTGTACCTGAAAAAACAGAAGAACCTAAATTAACCAAATTACTTACAACATAGTTGTACGAATAACCTGAGTAGTTGTTTCCTGTTGTCAAATCAAAAGCAGCATAGAACCAAGAATCGTTGTTTGACGCAGATAAGTCGTTTGAAGCAATATCTAAACTATCTACACCGAAAACATTTGTTGTTGCGTTATAAACACTCACAATGTTTTGATATGATGTCGTTGTTGCCGGACCATAAAAAATTGAAGTTGTTGCCGACAAAGAGGGATTCTCCAAAACATTACCGAGGTAAGTTTGGAAGTCACTAGAATATGAAGAAGTGCTACCGTTGAACAATGTGTATTGATTATTCAAATCAACATTGACAGGTCCAGGAAAAGCCCCACCAATAAATGTGATAGTACCACCTGTAGAACCTGAGAAGTTAGCGGTCCATACACCTGTTGAACCTACTACACCAACAGTTGTTGGGTCAACATTAGCAATTACCTTTATAGACCAAGATGGACCCGCGTCAAAACCCGACAAACCCAAAATTCTTGTGAAGAACATTTGGTTTGATTGTTGTAAGTACGACTTGGCAATATACGCCGCTTCGTACTTTGGGATTTGTGTATTAACAAACTTTTCAGGAATTGTTCCTCCGAAATATGTTTGGAACTCATCGTAGTTTGTGATGAACACAGGCTCAAAAGCCGGCCCTTTTATTGATTCTCCCACTAATCCTAAGGTCGTTACACCGACACTTTGGGCTACGAAAGACAAGTCTGTTTCAGAGGTATAAACACCTGGGGAAACGAAAACTTTCTGATTTGCTTGTGCTGTTGCCATTATTATAAATTAATTTATCCTAAGATTTATTTTATTGATAAATATTCATATTAAGATGAAAAAACTTGACTTTCGAATATCTATTTATAAACGGTGAGAATTAATTCTGCCTTTTTTCTACCATGAGAACTAAGAAAGAAATTAAGAATATAAAAATTGACCCTGCAGTACATGAAATTCTAAAAAAATACTGCGATAAAAGGGGAATTAAAATATATAAATTTTTAGAAAATTTGATACTTGAAAAGTGTCAAGAAAAAAAGGACATTTACGGAGAAAACTAAATAACATTCCAACTCCAATAAGTACCCGACCCAACAACTTGGGAGGCACCTGAGAAAACAAAAACGCCAGAACCAACATTGTAGGAAACAACTTTAGAAACTTGATTAGCTGACTCGTTGTGATAAATCCTAACATCTTGGTTTGGAACATATTTTAAACCCCCGCCGATTTGGAAAGTAGAACCAGATAAAACACCCAAGGTATAAGGGGTTGGTACAGCTTTAGTTGTATAATTCGGTGCTATTGCATCTCCATATAATATGTTATCGAAAAATATATTGGATTCCTTTGTTGGGTCTGTTTTGGTAACTTCTAGTTTGAGTACATCATTGGTTGTTATTTGAATTAAAGGAACATCAACACCGTAATAATCACCATTAATGAAAACATCATAAGTATTAACGTTTGTTGTTGATACTACGTTCATATCTGCTGTAAATTCCATCGATGTTGTCAAAGCTGTAGTTCCAGTTAAAAATCTGAAGTTTTGAGGAAACTCGTCTGGGTTCTTGGGAAAAATTTCTATTTTCTTTTTTCTAGTAGTATTATCGACCTCAACTAATTCCGTTACTCTAGACACCGCAGGTTTTACCTCGAACTCATCCTCATCAATCAAATAGCCCAACATTGTGAAATCATAACTTTGAACATAATATTTTCTGGCGTCCATATTCATTTGAGATTCATCACTTATATTGTTCAAAATTATGGGAACGTATTGACCCTTAATAAAAGTATAAGCTTGTCTCGAGGAAAATTTTTGAAGAACAATTTTATTCAACTGATTCAACTCCCTCATACGATTACAGATAATTTTCACACTATAATTTATATCGACAGGAACAGGTTGTGGAATTGTATAGATATCCATACCCTGCATGTTTCCATTCCAAGTCGGAACAGAAGCATAATAGAATTGTTTCCTGTTTGGTATATTATATTTTAGAGCCGGGTTTGTTCCATATTTGACCTCAGGAGACCTAACCACAGTAACGAAAGGTGGTGATGGATTGTAATCCAAATCAATAAATTTCCAAGTTTCTAAATATTGTGCCCAATTCTGAGTTGTGATTATAATATCAACCATTGGTACTATTTTTCCAGCCGTCACAACTTGTAAATCACCTTTAACAAAATCTAACATACCTCTATCCAAATCAGCATGAAGAACAGACTTAGGTAGATATGTACCATCTTTAGTAATGTACTCTTTCAATTGTTCCCTCCGAGCAATCAAGGTTTTGGGAGGAACTAATTGAAGATTAGGTTTGACTTGTTTCGGTAATGGCATAAAATCTATTTTGTCATTGAACCAACAGTAGTTAATGCATCCCAATGCGATTTAGCTCTTGAAGAGCGAGCTCCTTTGATAACGCCCAAACCTCGACCTGATGTTGGACCAACAAAAACATTGTAGGAAGGCACCCCATTAGAAACCGAATCCTCCACACTTTTTTTGGTTGTTCTCGACGGAGCAAAAGGTTCGATTACATAAATTCGTGACAAATCCGAATGAGGGCTAGCCGAAATGTCTTTTGAATGAACACAACCTGCACTAAAAAGATATATCGGTTTTTTAGGATTTTGTTCCATAAAATTAAGTATCTTATCTATTGAATCGTTATGATGAAAACCTTTGATGTTGAATTTCCCCAACCCAGATGCTAGAAGGGAAATTTGTTCAGGAAGAGGTTTATCGCCCTCTCGATGCTCTAGACCACCGATTAAAATTGCATCGTATTTCTTCGAAGCGATTTCACCCTCCAATAAAAACCCATATTGTTTTGAGTTTATTATGAATTTCATCTTTTATTTAATAATATATATTTTATTCTTTAAATTAACCATCTCAACTACTTCAGCACTAAAAACAGGTTCTTGGGTTTTTTTTATTACAAAACTTTCGTTTTTATAAGGGTCATAAGAAACTATGATTCCCTTATTTGGCGGAACTACATTATCACAAGGAAATTCGCAATAGTCTTCCAATTTACCAATAACAAAAGCATGAACATTTTTTCTTTTTTCATCTCTCACTTTTTCTCGACCACCATGACGAACTCTGAACTCAACATCCGACAACTTAACAAAATCAGCATGCATTATCACCTTACCTGAGTGTGATATAGAAAATGTATGTTTATGTAAGTTGTAATAAACCATTACTCTACTACCCAAAAAAATATTATCGAACTGAGATTCTGAAATTATAATTTTCATCAAATACCTTTGAATTCGTTTTCACTTACATAGGTACAAACCACACTTCTATAGAAGGGTTTGTATCCACCATAGGTGTGTTTGTTATCTGACTTTACGTACCCATCATCACTGACAACATAATATCTAACCCTATCTTCGCTCTCATAATAACCTATATAGTCACCCATGAAAATCTCGACACCCAAATCATCAAGTTGTTTTTGATATATTCCAAACTTCATGTTACCAGGTTCTTGCAATTCAATTTTAGAGTTACCATAGAACTTATCCGTAGGAGCAAGAACCTGAAGATAAACTTTCAATTCAACAGGGGCTAAATACTGAATACCATCTTCCAATACCTCACCATAAACATCATCTGTTTTTGTTTTGTATCTATCAATCCTATAAAGTATTATCGTGAAATTCATGTCCCCTTCCAACCACTCTTGACCCATGTCAATTTCTAACGCATAATCCTCACCACCAAAGAATTTACCCAACCTCGATATAGGAACTAAATTTTCTGCCATATTGATAAATATTTAGAGTTTGGTTATATTTTCCTCAAAAGTTTTACTATGATAGTACCACCTACAAAGATATGTGTAGCTAAAAGCCCCGTCCATGGGTTAGGGGTTTTTTCGACATCCAAAATCCAACTTGGGGAAATTTTTGAAATTTGTCCTGTTTTAGATATTGGTATGGTTAAGGGTGAAACATCACCATTCCTCATGGATTATAGATTCAATTGGCCACAAGGAGAACATTGGGAAAAACAGGTTGTTGGTTTAGGTTTTGCAAGTTTATACAATCACAGCGAAACCCCAAACGCCGCATGGAGGTCCAATTTAGATAATAACACATTTGAATTTTATTCAACAAAGGAAATTCTACCTGGTGAAGAAATATTCGTATGGTATGGTGGAGACAACTATTGGTGCGATGGTAGAATTAAATTGAGTTAATTGATGTCGATAGAAATAAGTTTAGAATCAAAAGCACTCACTCTTTTAGAACAATATGAAGGGGCAAACAATTATATTTTAGAACTTAAAAGAAAATCTGAAATTAATAAAAAATTTTACCCCACGAGAAGTCAATCGGAATACATAATCAATAATCATGACAAACAACCAAAAGTTGCAAAAAAATGGGTTATATTGGATGCATATTTTGCACAAAAATTAGCGGACGATAAACTCTATACAGAAATACCTCAAAAAGTTTGGGTTGAAAAATTATTAAGTGAAAAGGAAAAAGCTTTTCATATTTGGGGTAAAGTTTGGGAGACTGAAGAGTTTCATGAGTTTTGGTTACCAAAGGCTGCGGTAATCAAAGATAATACAGTAAAAGACGTAATAATAGATTACGAAAAATATTCTCATAGACCACCACTATCGCATCAAAAAGAAGCAATACAAAAACTCGTTGAAAACAAAAAATACATCTTAGCGGATGATATGGGTTTGGGAAAAACAACATCCACAATAATTGCATCCCTTGAATGTCAAGCAAAAAAAGTTTTAATAATTTGTCCCGCATCACTGAAAATAAATTGGCAAAGAGAAATTGAAAATTACTCGAAACGCTCAGTTTATATATGCGAGGGAAAAAACTTTTCAACAGAACATGATTTTGTAATAATAAACTATGACATCATAAAAAATTTCCATGACACTAAAAGAAAAGATGAATCGAAAATTATTGATGCCCATTTTGATTTGGTGGTCGTTGATGAGGCACACTATATCAAAAATGCTCAAGCACAAAGAACAAAACTAATAAACGATATTGTAAAAAAGGTTGATAGACTTTGGTTACTAACTGGAACTCCAATGACATCAAGACCGATAGACTATTATAACTTATTAAGTTTGGTGGATTCCCCCGTTGCAAAAAATTGGATGGCTTACGTTATTAGGTATTGTAGTGGATATCAATTTAGAGTTGGTCCCCGTAAAGTTTGGAACGTCATGGGTGCATCAAATTTAGAGGAACTAAGGGACCGAACTTCGGGTCTGACTTTGAGGAGACTAAAAGAAGACGTTTTAGATTTACCTGAAAAAATTATCACTCCTGTCTATCTAAGACTCAAATCTAAAGAATACGAGGAAGTTATGGGTGAATATTATAATTGGTATGAAAAAAATCCAGATGAATCAAAATCTTTGACGGTTCAATTTACCAAATTAACTAAAGTCAGACAAATCATCGCGAATGAAAAAATTAGTCAGACAATAGAACTAGCAGAGAATATTGTTGAGCAAGGTAAAAAAGTTATCATATTCTGTAACTTTACAGATTCTTTAAACAAAATTGTCGAACACTTTGGAAAAGCCGCTGTCAAAGTAGATGGCTCGATGACAAAACATGACAGACAAAACAGCGTTGATGAATTTCAAAATAACGAAAAGGTCACAGTATTTGTAGGTAATATAAAGGCGGCGGGTGTTGGTCTTACCCTAACAGCGGCAGAAGCAGTTATAATGAATGATTTATCATTTTTACCATCAGACCACTCTCAAGCTGAAGATAGAGCATACAGATTCGGTCAAAAAAATAATGTATTAGTATATTACCCAATTTTCGAAAATACAATCGAGGGTGTAATATATGACATATTAAACAATAAAAAACAAGTTATCTCAACGGTTATGGGAGATAATCTTAATTCTGCGGATTATGCAGAAGAAATACTCAAGAGAATTAATGAACTCAGGCACTAATTACATTTTTGAGTTATTTATATAAAACAATAACTCAATCACATGGACTTAATTGAACAAAAAATAGAACAACTAGAAAAGAAAATAATCACCGAAGAAAAAAAGAGTGAAACAAAGTTGTTAATCAAAGAAATGAAAAAAATAGGTATCGAAAAATTACCTTACTCTTATTCAGCCCTCAAAAAATTTATAGATGCAGAAACTATGAATTTCCATTATAATAAACATTATAAGGGATACGTAGATAAATTGAATGACGCTCTATCTAAGAAAAAATCGGGAGATTTAGATTTAGAAGAAATAATTAAAAACATCAGTCGTTATGACCAAGGTATTAGAAACAACGCTGGTGGTGCATTCAATCACGCTTTATTTTGGAATATGTTATCTCCCAAACCCATGAAATTGAAGGGGGAATTATATAATAAAATCTCAAAAGAATTCGGAACCTTTACAAATTTCAAGAAAAAATTTGAACAGATTGCCAAGGATAGGTTCGGTTCTGGTTGGGTTTGGTTGGTTTTAAACGGTAAGAATAATTTAAAAATTATGTCAACCCCGAATCAGGATAACCCTTTGATGAACGTTATAGAGGGTGGTGGTTTCCCTCTACTTGGGTTGGACCTTTGGGAACACGCTTATTATTTGAAATACAAAAATAAAAGAGATGAGTATATCAAAAATTTTTGGGATGTTGTAAATTGGGATTTTGTTTCATCATTATATGATATGAAAGTGAAAACGAAACTTTTAGAATCTGTTGAATTTCAAAATAAAATAAATAAAGGTAATTTTGCCAACTTTTGCGACAAATCAGAATCTGTTTATTTTCAATCAATAATCAACAATTCCAAAATGAAAGAAATTTATTCAAAAGGAATTTTGGAAATATTGAAAAGTATATTTGGACACCATTGGGTAGAAAGTACCAAAGATGAAATGGCTGGTTTTTACGGAGTTGAATCGATTGAGGGTCGGTCGGTTTTAAATAATTTCAACACAAATTACAATATTTTTTGTCTATTGGAAAAAATTGTGAATGAAATGATTTTGGAAAAAAACCAACCCGAAAAAGTTTTTAATTTTAAAAACGATAAAAAAAGAAACCCAATGGAGGTTGCCAGATTTATAAGAGCTGTCAATTTTTTCAAAGAAAGGATTTTTGATAAATCTAATAAAGACTTTATAAATCTTATTAAGGTAGGTCTTAAAACATGGCAACGTGGCGAAAAAACCGAGAACAAAACCGCAGAAAAAATAAAAGATTATTTCGAGGATAGTGTTAAAATTGAAAAGACAAGCGGTCACGGAATGAAACAAGATGCTTACAAGGGTATAGATATGGTCGTAGTATTAGATGGAAAAAAATATAAATCACAGGTCAAACCATATAACGGTTTGGAAATTGACGACGACATTATAACAGTTTTAGATTCAGGTAATGTTGAAAAATACAGTCATGTTGATTGGTTGATATTCAGAGACCCCAAGAAAGGGAAAGTTTTAATTTTCAAAAACAACCCGATAAGTTCAGGACAAAACTACAAATTCAAGAAAGAATCACTTCTGCACGAAATAGAATAAAGGTAATATTTATATGATATGCCAGTAATTCCAGAACCAGAAAGAAGTCAAATTTATAAGAGAATCAAACATCTTTTGGGAGCACCACTAAGAAGTGTCGAACTTGAAGATGAAATGATGGATTCACTCATGGAATTAGCCATCGGTGATTACGAAGAGTATGTTTTACAATGGTTAATTGATAGTCAGTGGGTGAATTTAGTAAATTTGAATATGACAGAAAGGTCCGTTGCTAGAGCCTTAGTAACAAGGACAATGGATTTCGAACAACAATTTTCATACTCATATTCTAAAATTGTAGGATTACAAACTATGGGTCCGTGGGTTTTAAAGAAAGATTATTTCATTTTGAGTGCTAATACTCAAAATTATGAAATACCCGCAGGACGTGAAGTTAATGAATTATTGTGGTTCTCAAATCAACCATGGACAGCATTTGGACTCGGGGGTGTTGGTGGATTCGGTTTTGGTGGTATTGGTTTAGGTGCTAATGAAGCAGGTTACGCCCAAATGGGATATCAAGGTTCATATTTTATGATGTCAGGTTTTGACTATCTCATCAGGATGCAAGAAGCCAACATTTTAAATAGAATATTGGGCGGTTCATTGACCTATAGAATAACAGCATTACCCGATGGAAAAAGAAATATATTTTTATATAATACACCAGGAGGTAGATTCAATTGGAGTAATTATAGTTTATATGTTGGAAAAGCTGTTTGGTATTGGTATTATGATGTTGGACCTGAAGATAGGGCGGCTTGTTTGAAAGCAAATCCTGATATTATTAAATTACCAACAGACGTACCTATAGAGGAACTCACTTGGGAGGACTTAAACGTGCCAGGAAGACAATGGGTTAGAAGATGGTTCACCGCATATTGTAAAGAGACCTTAGCGAGGGTACGTGGAAAGTTTAGTGGTAATCTCAAAACCCCAGATTCGGAAATTACTATGGATTATCAGAGTCTTCAAACTGAAGCCAAAGATGAAAAATCAAAATTAATAGAAGAGTTGATTGGAGAAAACGGTTGGTTGGCTAGACTGAGACCTGAAAAGGTTATGGAAAGAGAAGCTCTAATAGCAGAAAATTTAAATAAACAAATGAAATTCAGAGCGTTCCCAAGACAAATTTACGTTGTATAATGGCAGTTGTTAGAACTATACCTTCAGAAAGAATTATAAATGGTAAGATTTTGAAAACCTCAGAAGTCTCTACCGTATCCGAATCATTTTACAAAACAAACGGAGAGGCTTGTGTGATAGTTAGAGGTATTGATGAATCTGAAATTGTTTTGGATTCAAGAAGTACAGACCATGTTGTTGTCAAAGCGATGACAAGAGTTTTAGTAAAACCTGATGTTGGCAAAATCGATGAAGATTATGATGAAATTCTTTTGGACAAGTACGCTTGTGTTGAATTCAGATTTGTCATCGACAATTGGTACATACTGTCATCAGACGGTCTCAAGCAATCTTAATTTATTTTCCCAATCTTTTTCAGCTAATTCATACATGTAATCAGGTTTTAAACCCCTTTTCTGCCAATAAGACAATTCTTGTTCGGTCAAATCTAAAACATCCTCTTGTAACTTATCTTGGTCAGATTCATCGAACGGAACCCCATTGATAAGCTCACACTGAGCCTTTGTAAAAATACCTCTTTGTTCAGGGTCAGTAACCAACAAACCCTCTCTTATTTCTTGTTTGAATACAACCAAAAGAGGTTCAATCCTTTTATTGAAAGTAGCAATTGCCCTTGGAACATTATATTCGCCTGTAAGATTTGGATTTGTTTCCAAAATGTTTGAGTTGAGCATATAACAATTAACTTGGACTCCATCTGAAATTTCTTTGGCTTTCGGGTCTTTTGATTTGTTCATTAAGTTTATGTCCTTAATTTGTTTGGCTGTAAGTTTTTGAACATCCCCCTGAGACGCCTTATTACCATTATTAACGTACATAATAACATCACCCAAATTCACACTAAGACCCTCTTGAATTGCAAGTTCCATGTGTGCCATTCTTGACATACTATTACCAGCTTTAGTTTTTTGAGTTAGTCTTTTTTTATAATCATCCAACGTTAGTTTGACCTTTGCTCTTTGGGCGATTTTAGATAAAGGAATTTGCTGGTCAAAAATCTTTTTTAGATACTCATAATAGTATTCAATAAAAGATTGACCTTCCCCTTTGAGTAATAATTTGATTCCAATATCAAGAAATTCTTCAATATAAAGAGGTAATTTCTTCGACTTGATTGAGTTGCCAGTCAATTTAATTTTACCCTTCGCATCCATAACAGCATAATTTTTCCTGGCAAGATTTATACATGATGGCCAAACACCATCGGTATCAAGTGCCATTTCACCTCTCATGAAAATATCATTATATTCGGCAACGTCTGCTTCAGGACCAGTATAAACTTTACCGGCCTTGACCTTCCAATTCAAACCCCTACCGATGTATCTATGCGATTCGGCATCCTCAGGACTTGAGAAATTGACACCATCCGTGTCCATCACAAGTGGTGTGTAACCACGAGACATGAAAAATTTAATCATCTGACGTAAATACTGTCTTCCTGTACAGGTAATCTGTTCTCCCATGTACATGTCACCCCAAGCAAAAACTTGTGGGGCAGACAAGGCTCCGAACATTGAGTTGATGAATATTTTGATTGGTAATTGTTTGTTAGAATATGACGCAGATTTTTGTGGGTCAGACTTTTCAAACTCTTCAGCTAGTTGTTTATATCGGATACGTGTATCACGGAAATATTTTAACATTCCCTTCATTGCACCTGTAACATCACAATCAGGAAAAACATCATGTACAAGCTGAATAGAGGGGTATAGAGACGAGAAGTCTAGCTTAAGTACATTCTTACTATACCCAACCTTAAGTAGTCGAGAAAGACCTCCTACGAAGTCTGTCTTGGATTGTTTAGCGGGTATCGCTAATCCATGTTTATATGACCAAGCAAGCATCAACATTTTCCACAATGTGGCAGTACCCATAGTCGAAACTCTCTCATAAGTTGTAGGAATCATTGAAGCAAGTAAAAATGACGCTTGATTAAATTCTTTATCTACTGCCAAGGTCTCTTCCAAGTCATCATCAAGATATCTCTCAACAAGATTGTCACCAGTAGTTTTCAAATAAACGTCAGGTCTTTTACTACAAGCCAAATCTACAGTATCATCTTGACCAACCTTTTTGTACTTACCATTTTGAATATTAAGCCAATATTCTTCTTTAGCCGAATATAATTTTCCAATATCAGTGTGTTCAATATAAACACGGTCGGGAGCTTCTTTCCCTATGAATTTTGTTATGTACTTCAGACCAGCAGATTTGATACTTGAATTGATTGCCTGAGCCCTTCGCACTGCGTGAATAATATCAATTACATTATACCCCCAAATTGAAGTTTGAAGAAAATCTTCGACCTCGTTTGCAAGTTTTAAGATTGTGTCTTTCCTTGTATATGAATGTTGGGGATGCAAAGACTTGATTGTTTTTCTCATGTCAATTCCAAGTCTTTGAGCTCTTTCAAACAACCAATGCCAATCGAAGTTTGCTGAGTTGTAACCACCAATAATTGAAGGTTTCAACTCATCTATCACTTTGAAGAACTCGATAATTGCCCCTTTTTCTTGTGATTCGTCCAAACATTCTATAACCCTATGATACCCTTTGTTGGTTTTAATTCCAATCATAAAAATTCTACCATCTTTGGGGTCAAGAGCATTTGTCTCTAAGTCGAATACAAGTCTTGTGACTTGGTCATAATCATCGAAGCCTTTAAATAATCTCTTTTCTTTTGATATAAGGTATTGCTCAACAGGGGGTAGAACAAGAATTTTATCTTTCGTTTTTTCACCCCAAGGGTCACATCCTCCATCACGGAAGAATTGTATTAGTTCTCTGTACCCCTTGAGAGATTTAACAATGTAAGTTAAACCATTCTCTAATCTTTCATTTTCTTTGGTTTCAAGTTTTTCTATTACAATCCCATATTTTGTCATGGCCTCTTTTTGAGCCATCTTGGAATCGTTGTAGAAATTTAAACCACGTAGGTCACCTACCCAGGCAAACGGGATAAATGTGTCTTTTCTAATTTCTTTACCTTTGTTTGGTATTTCTTTAATTTTGAAAATGGAATTGGAAACGTAGTCAAACTCGATTGCTACTATAAATTCTTCTGGGTCATTCCCTTGGAGGAACGATTCAATTTCTGTTAGATTCATATAATTTTACGAGTGGTTTATTGGCTTTCACATCAAGTGAAATTCACCTTCTCATTCGTAGATAAATATAATAAAATTGACCATACAGTCAAAACTAACAACAAGCTTGTAAAGAAATAAAACTATCTTGAACGTTAATAAAAAGTTGTTCTCTAATTGGTAGAATCAAATTACCCTCGTCATTTTTTATCAAAAATTGTCCTTCATATCTACCTGGCGTGTTGGTATCTCTTTCTGTAAATCTGAAATATATGTAGTATTCTGGTGTGGCACCGAGGGGTAAAATCAAAGGAACAATATAACAAGGAGACGAAACTATTTTTGGAATACCTGTTTCAACATCCACCATTGAGAAGTATATCGAGGATATTTCTAAATCCTCCATCAATTGTAAATAACCCGCTCTACCATCTTTAACAACCTGCATTTTGAGCAGAGGTAGGTTAGCATTTTTTTTGATATAAAATTCCATAACAATAAATATATTGTTATGACTCTTTACGTAATTTAGAATCGTAATGTTCGAATCTGTCGTGAGATGTTGGGGTCATTAGTAATAAACCAGGATTTAATTCATTTTTTCTCACTAATTGATACATATGACTCATCCAAGTTTGTTCGAAAGGATGTGCCCAAGTTGTATCCAAAAACATTTTTTTGTTACCCTCTTTGGTTACAATTTGAGGCCAATTACAATAATAAATTTCCCCACTCACATAAGGGATACCGTCATACGACGATATATTTTTGAATTGGGTTTTCGGAGCGTTAGGGTCCAACCCGATTTGTGGTAATCTATTTTTTCCTGGCCAATATTGTTCTCTTATATGTTGTGGTACATTATACCAGGACCATTGTGTTCCATTGTCTCCGAAAAACTCAGTATAATTTAATTTGAGAAAGTCGAAATTTTCGTTTTTACATATATTGAGAGATTTGTTGTAAATGTTTTTTACATATCTATTGAACCCATTTTTACAAATTTTTTCTTCTCCATTGTAAAAAAACATGTCATCTTCAAAAAAGAACATAAAATCATTGTCGGTTCCTTGGAAATGTTCAGCAATAAATTGCCTACCACCACAGATTCCCAAGTTACCTTCTGAAGGGATTATATGTTCAAAATCATACAATTTACATAACCTATCATACTCTTCCTTGTATGAAGAATCGGTAGAATTATTTAGGAGAAATTTTTCAGGTTTCAATAGGAAATCTCTATCATATAACATCATTGAATCAATCAAAGTTTCAAATTGTTTGGGACTATTAAAAGTAATCACATAAAGTGCAACTTTGTTTGAATCCAAGTTCAAAACAACTGGACAATTTGACTTAACAATCAAATTGTCATCTTTCAAATCTTCAAAAAATTTACCCAACAAACCATTACCTTCAATTTCAAAGTAATTTATTAAGTTAGAATGTTTATAAGACATGATACTGAAAATTGATTCTTCAGTTCCCATGTATCCATCGGATAAAGTATTCAGTAATAGGTTGTAATAGATTGAATTTATTTCAGGGATTGATGACTTAGGTCCCCCGAAAAAACCCCCTCTGGCAACTTTGTTGACTCTTTCACCAGCCAAATTATTCAAATGATTAATTTCAAATCCATGAATCTCAGATGTGGTTTCATAAGGGAAACACACAAAAGAAAATTTGTCGATATACTTAGGAAGTTTTTCGAATACTTTATCATGAGTAAAGTATCCTGGATGAACAGTATTTGTTAGACCACCATCAATCCAAAAAAGATATTCAGAATCGAATTTGTCCAAAAGTTTCGCATCGTGCAGTAAAAAAACTTTAGACATTACTAATGGATTGTAGTTTTCAAGTTTGGATTGAGTCGAGTCTTTCAACCAACCAACTTGATTGAACCAATCAGGGTTATTCCTGATTGTTTGTATTTTTTCAAAAAACTCGTTGTTACGAAACCAATCTAAACTTCTTACGATGAACTGAGTATTCATGGGATTTCTAACCTGAAATACAAATTCTCTCAATGTTTCTTCTCCAAAAATTATCATATTTTCAGGCACATCCAAAAGCATTTTGAATTTATCTAAGTAGTGTTGATAAGGTCTTTTCCAACTTTCAGTCAAATCACTTCTCCCGATGTCCCAAATACCCGTAACCAACGTGACGTTTGATTTATTTACTTTTAATTCGTCAACTTTGGATTTTTCTCTTATTTCATCCATATTCCAAAAAGCCAGTATTTTTCTGTTTCCATTTTGATAATCTTCTACCTGAACATCCTCTTCAATAATGAAATTTGGTTCGGGAAAATTAAATGGGTAAGACATTAAATTAACAGGGTAAAATCTTCCAAATTCTACGGTTCTATTTTCATGCTTTTTATGATAGTTTCTATCAAATAAGTTATACCAAGATGTTGATAAAAGATATTTGCAATCACTTTTCAATATGTTTTTTACCATCTCCAACCCAACACTCAAAGGTTGATGTCCAATTACATCTCTGACAATTAATAAATCACATTTTGGTATTTCTTGGTTTATTAAATCGAATTCAATAAATTTTACTCGGTCAGATGAAAATATTTCATTGTTAATTTTTATGGCTTGGGGGACTATATCTCCACCAACATATGATTCGAAATGGTCTACAATTTCTTTCATCCAATTGAAGTCTCCGCATGGAATATCAACAACTGACTTTATGTTTTTTTCTTTTATAAGTTTGACAATTTTTTCTCTTATTTTAGCGGTTTCGAGTAATTCACTACCAGGTCCCGACCTACTTTCTCTACTACCAAATCCAAAATTGTCGTAAATGTTGGAAAAAATATCTTTGTGATTATTTGTGTTCATAAATTAATTTACTTTTTTTCTACAAGTCCAAGCCGCGTTTTCAAATTTTTCCTTTTCATACAATTCTAAGTTATTCCTTTCGGAGGATTCTCTAATGTCTGAATCTTTAATTTCATGCCAATTCCAAACTTTCCAATTGATGTCTCTCTCAAATTTTTCTTTGTCCTCCGCATAGTCATGTGCTAAAATAAAATCACCAACTTTGATATAATTGGATAACAGATTGAACTCACCTATTTTCCAACCGCCATCACAAAGAACAACTGTGACCCCATCTTCTTTGATGAAATTAACAACATACTCTGAAACAGATTTCCAATCATCGGAAAATACGTTTTCTAAACGTATGTCAATTCCTTTCTCTATCATTTGGTTATACCAAGGTCTTTCTGCTATATCAAAACTGAGTATTTTTGTATCCAAACCTAACTCTTGGCAGACTTCAAACAAGAATTCAGTAAAACCACCTAAAGCAGTTCCTATCTCTAATATTCTTTTTGGTTTAACTTCACTTAGAAAGTCATAAAAGACTTGATAAGCTTTATGACTTTGCTGAGCCGCGTGTCCGTTGTAAGCTGAAAGACTGTCACTTACTTCTAAATTTGTTAATTTTGTAATTCTGTTTTCAATATTCATAATTAAAATCTTTTCCAAAGTTTACCTGTTTTATCGTGAAATTCAAAACAATCAGGTATCAAATGTCTGAAAGCTAAGTAATCACATTTCATATCCGATTCCAACGCTGAAACACCAATCTCAAAACCATCGGGATAATTTCTAATATTATTTTTGATAGTATACCATAAGAACTCTTCCCATTTTCTAACGAAAAATCTGAACTTCCAATTATTTCTAAAAACCAAAAATTGTTCGTTCATTACGTGAGCTTCATCCCATTTGTCGTGTTCGAATACATGATAGTCATGTAGTTTTTCAACAAAAAAACAATGGTCTAAATTTCTTTTGTGAGGACCGATTGGTGCTGGTCGTTCGAATAACAAATCTAAATCATTATCCTTCATGTAGTTGAACATTTTGAAAATTTTTTCTTCACTGAACGACTCTGTCATTCTCCAATCAGCATCGTTGTATATGATAAAATCATATCCTTTATCCAAACAATATTTCAATGATAAAACTTTCAAATTCAGAAAGAAAGAGAAACCTGGTTTGTCATCATGATATTTGTCAAGTTTGAAAATATCTAAATTCACTTTCGGGGCAACCTCACACAATTCATTTGTTGTAATATTGAAATCCGCGGAACATTTTTCACTATATTCCGAATAACATTTTCTGGCATTTTCCAAATAATCATTTCCTACTGCTAAAGTTGTAAAAATATATTTCATTATGATTCTATTATTTTTTCTAAAAATGATAAAGTATATTCGAAATCAAAATACTCAGGTATTTGATTATTGACGTAAATTGGTTCAGATATGTATTTTTTATACAAATCCTCATCAGTATCAATCCTCTTAATTAAATCTAAAAAATCATCCAAGTTGTCGAAATTGTGGAGATTGATGAATGAGTTTGGATTGAAACCCTCTTCCAATATAAATTCATTACCAAAAAAAATGGGTATACATCCAGCAAAAAAAGCGTGAAATATTTTTTCTTGAACAATATAGGGTGTGTTTGTAAAATGAATTGCAATATTAAATTTAAACTTCTGAAAAAAGTTTATTTTTTCTCTATAAGTCAACCCATCAATTCTTCCACTATAAATTGGATTCAACCATTGATACTTATTGAGTGTTTCTGACCCATGTAAATTTTGTCTCCAAGGACCAGATGATTTCACAGATTTATATTCGGATAACTTATCAAATACTTTTCCTCTGAAGGGATTGTCACTACCTTGTGTTATACAACAAAAATCTAAATTTCTTTTTTTTATTGTTTCAAAATCTCTACCATTAGTCAACCAACTCAAAGGACAATCAGTTAGTCTTGATTCGTTGAATAAAGTCCATACATCAAAAACGCAAGAGGGTTGTCTTAGATATTTCGGATGTTCGAACTTATTATAACCCAATGCCCACAAATTTTCATTGTTTAGAACAGGTGTTTTGAAATCTGCCACTTCGCCCGATACATAAAGAAACTTTTTATTCTTATCATTTTGTGGTGTAAACTTAACAGGAAGTTTTCCTGAGTAAGTATCTATTTGATTTTCATTGTAGTATAAATCTGACATTATAATTAAATCTGGATTGTCAGAATCATGAATAACATTATATTTTTTCGATAAAATAAACTCAAAATATTTAAGCCAACTATGTTGTCCATGATTTGGAAAACCTTTTCTTGTTATTCTAATTGTTTTCATTTAAAAAATTTGTCAATTTGATTGTTAAGTCTGTATGAGGACCATTGTCATGGATAACACACGCATCTGAATCAATAAGAGAAACGTTTTTGTTTTCGATACAAACCCTGTCCTTACTATCCAAAGTGCTAAAAAAGAAATCTCTTTCTTGGTCAATTATAATATCATCATTCAAAAGATATTGAATTGTCCATCTACCTTGGTCATCAATTCCTGTTTGATATTCTTTTTCAATTATGTCGTTAAGATGATAAATAACCTTATCCATGTATCCGAAATAAGTTCCTGAGTTCAGATATTTTGTATCATTCAACACCCTTTTTTTCTCATAAAGATGAGTATAGTTTGTCGGAGGCCATAACCCTTTTTCAGCACCCATAACAATATTACAATTCAATTTTTTGAATTTTTCAATAATATTTTCAGGTGATTTTATAAAATTTGTGTCTGTTGCATCTAAAAACAAAATATAATCATATTTGTTTTCTAAATTTAGTTTGATATATTCTAAAACTTTGACTGTTTTATAATAATATAATTTATCATAATATGAACCATCAGTGATTAGATTCGAGTTTCTTACGACATGAATATCACTTTCAGAAAAATACTTTAAAGCATTTTTATAAAAAGATGGGAGGTAATTTGTTGGATAATCGAAAAGAGCGGTTACTAATGCAATATTATTCATAGATATTCTATTCAAAGTGAACAACACCAGTTCCACTGACATGTCCAATGTTGGTTATATCATTTTTAGGTTTATCAATTGAGGTCCAAAATTTATCCATATTGTTATTCAAATGAATGTCATCGAGTAAAAGGTGACCCTTATATTCTATAGTTTTAAGATATTCATAGAACTCGTTTTCAAATCCACCGTCGTGAAATGTATCCAACATGATAAAACTTGAACTAAGTATTAAACTCTTATATTCAACTTTCAAAACGTTGTCTACAATAAATTCGATGTTTGAAGGTTTTTGGTTTAAGTCTAACTCATCGTGTAAGTTAAATGAAAAAACTTTATTTTTTTCGTTAGACGAAAATGCGAGCGCTGAACACCCTTTTAGTGTTCCTATGTCCAAAATATTAATTTTTTCGAAAGAATTTGAAATATGATTCAAGAGTCTATAATGTTCTTTCCCAGACTTTTCTAAAAAATAATTTTTATATTCCTCAGATTTTATTTTTTGGGAATTAAATGATAAGTCTAATGAATCAAGTTCTTGATTTGTTATTGATAAAAAATCCATAAAATTAACTAACATGATTATGATTAAGCTGACCAGTCAACCTGTCACACCAACCTTTGGTTTCGGAATGTGGCCACACAACCCAATATGATGGTAATTCAGTCGTCTGAAATTCTCTCCAAATTTTACAATATTTGTCAGGGTCTCTCATCATTGACGCTATTTCATTTTTGTCGGCATCTTTTCTAAATAGTGTTGTTTCATCTTTAGCATGAAAAGCTACCACCCAAAAGTCATAATCTTTTTCAGGAACTTGTGAATAGGCCACGTCAATGCAATGTTTGAATACTTGGGCAAAATCATTTTTCCAATCCTCTTCATTATCATAATCATATGGATTTGGAGGATAATTTTTATTCAAAGTATATTGTTGGACAGCCCTTTTTTCAAACAATATTCCAGCATATTTTTCATACTCTCTCAAAGTTCTTACAGGACCGAAACCAAATTGACCGTCATGTCCTTCTTGTTTCTCGCCATCCATACCAAACAATTTTCTATTTGTTAGATGTGAATGTTTGTTTTTATCCCCCCAAGTTTTATCGTCATCCCATTGTTTGGTTCTTCCCTTACGTGTATATTCGTGATATACAACAGGCATATGAGGGTGGAATAAATCATACCCCCAAGTATAGGCTCTTGCGGCGATTGATATTTCCTCTCCATGAAAATAATATTCAGGATTGTGCTGAACTTCTTTTGCAAATTCACCCAATGTAAAACAAAAATGCGCAGAATAGAATCTAGCGGTGACAGGTTTAGTCATTTCTCGCCAACCTGGTATTGTTTCAGGTAGGAAAAAAACCGCACCTTCGGGAATAAATCTATCGAAAGCCATTCTCCAAGCGTCAGTTGCTCTTCCCGCTGGGTCATTTTCAGGGTCAAAGGACGGTACGTAACCCGTAAGTAGAGGTTTTTTGTACCCATCCTTTTGGAGACCCTTTATCATTTTGATTAGGATATCATCCCAATCTTTAACAAATCTCATGTGTGAATCAATCTGAAGAGTGTATCCTTCACCACCATAAAGTTGTTGTACCAAATGTCTAGCCCAGCAAACTCCTTTTGCTTCTCCATAAGGGATATCTAAAATCTTGAATCTTTTATCATTTCTATATTCATCTAAATTGTCAAAACCGTCTGATTCAGAATATTGTCTTGCTATACCCAAAACTAAATTATTTGGTTTTTTCGCATTTTCTAACATGTCTTTTATGGTCGGAACAAGTTGGGGGTCACGGTATGATGCAATTTGAATAAAAATTTTACTATTAGCCATTTTTATAAGTTTGTTAAAAAATAAAAAACCCCACCGAAAAAGGTAGGGTTTTGATATAATATCTTTAAAAAATTTAATTAAGCCGAAGGAGTAGGTGTTGGTGTTTTAGTTGGTGTAATACTTGGTGTCAATGTAGGAGTGACTGTAATAGTTGGTGTAATTGTAGGTGTTACAGATGGCGTTGGGGTTGGAGGAAAAGCACCTGTGTTTTGAAGAACCACTAATAATTTAAAAGGTTCAGCAATTTGATAAGTACCATCGTATAACCAAATGTTTTTTGTTTGATTGGGGTTAAGTTCAACTTGATACTGCCATTGAGCGTCTTCACACTTCTGATAATTAAAGGTTACAATTGTCGAACCCGTGTTTGTTAAAATATATTTACTACAAGCCATTTTGAGTATTTCTTAATAAATAGTGATTACAAGAAAAAAAGTTATTTAATTTTTACGGTGATATTTGTGCGCTCACAAATACCGTATCTCCAGTTACCCATGTTGTGGTTGCCGACTGAATGAGAACAGCATTTCCTGACGGTATGTTTAATGGTGGAAAACCTATTCCCGTACCAAATACAAAACCAGTTCCTGGTATGCCTGGGGGTTCTCCTGTATTTCCACTCCAAAATTTGAATGAGTCAGTATCACCCGAGTAGATTGCGGAATCACCACCTTGTGTGAATGTCATTGTGATACTTTGACCTGTGAAACCTGAAAAATATGGTGTTGTATCTACTGAATCGTAGTCCAAACTTGAAAAATAAAACCCTCTTCCTGCTGTATCTAATAAATTAATTTCGGTACTACCAACAGGGGTAGGGTTGTTATTCATAATAGCATTTCCATCAGATGGGAAACTATAAGGTAATGCAATTAAATTGAAAAAGTAGCCTGTTCCTAATCCAGAAGTTGGCGATGGAGTTGGAGTAGGTGTTTCTGTATTTGTAGGTGTTGGAGTTTGAGTTGGAGTCTCTGTAGCTGTTATTGTTGGTGTTGGCGAAGGCGTTTCAGTGTTAGTTGGCGTTGGACTCACAGCTGGTAAAATTTCAGTAGAAATTGTTATTGGTGAGTCAGTAACTAAAAGGTCAAATGAGTTCGGGCTCGTGCTTGAGAATAGGGTCGGCACTGATTGTGAAATATTATCTACAGTCAAAGTAATTCCGTCAGGGTTTGTGGTAAATTGTGAAGATGTACCTGAAAACGCCCATGAAATTAAACCCTGTGTGAATGTTACTGTTCCCCCATTAGATGCCAAACTTTGGAACTCAGATGTTCTATTATTACCATCGCTATCATAATAATTGAAACCGTATTCTTTTGTACCAGCACTGTAGGAAATATTGAAAGTAGATTTTCCGTCGTTATCAAGAACAAAAATATTTCCGTTATTTGGGTAGTCACTCGATGGTGTTGCACCTGAAGTCACATACAAATACCAACCCGCTGGACCAGGACCACCAATTTCAACTGATACATTAATTGGAGTTCCAGAAATATACGACGTTGCGGCAGAGATTGATTGATAATACCACACGGTTTCAAAAAATTTGTTTGTTCCCGCAGGGTAGACAGAACCCGAATTCACCCAATATTCTACAGTATTAGAGAGTTGTGTGAAAGTGATTGTTCCACCCGAAGTATTCAGAAGGTCAAGAGTTGGTATAATGTTTTTATTGTTTAAGTCATTTTGGTATAGTTCAAATATGTTGTACGTACCGTCAACACTAAATCCTGTAAAATTGATATTCAAATTCCATGTTGTCTGATTGATGCCACCAGCATTATAAAATTCCAATTCACCATTCGCATTCGGGGCATAATCATTTCCAAACTCATTTTCAGGATAATTTATAAAATAAACCCATCCAGGTGTTGCCGTTGGTGTTGGAGTAGGAGTTGGAGATTCACTAGTAGTTGGTGTCGGTGAAGGTAGTCCCGCTTCACACTCAGCACAGTTGTCAAAGGTCAATAAAATATCGTTTGTATTAGGAGTACCAGATGCTGGACTTATATTGTCAAAACATTGAGGAGTACCTCCACAAGCTGTATGGGGCGCTTCATCACAGTATCCGTAAATAGAACCTGCGTGGTCTTGTAGTAATGGGTCAGTGGAACGGAAATAATATAATGCACTTGGAGAACCGCAAAGTAACGCTGAATAATAATAGTAATTTACCGTTGGTGTTACTGTCGGTGTTGGTGTTTCTGTTGGTGTAGGGGTACAAGTTTTTGTTGGACTACATGTAGGAGTTGGTGTAAGTGTTGGACTACAAGAAACAGATGGTTCAGGTTCAGTAGGTGTCACAGTTGGAGTTGGTGTAAGTGTTGGACTACAAGAAACAGATGGTTCAGGTTC